CTTCAGCAGCCATCTTTGCGAAATACGACAGAGTATCATCAGTCGATTCAGCAGCAGGTGGTTGAGCAGCAGGAGCTGATACAACAGTTGGTTCTGACGCCGAGCGAATTGGAGCAGATTCTGCCGATTGGGCAAGTGCTTCATTCTTCAGAGTCGCACCGTTTCCAGTTGCGTGACCTAGAATAGTATCCAACTTAGCCTTCAAATCATCATAAGACTTGAACCAGTTCGCATCAAATGCGTTCGGGTAGTTTGGTACTTGGAACTCATTTAGGTCATATAAAGAGTTATAGGTCGATTCCAATCGAGTCTCGTCTGCTTCAAACAGAGGAGTAGGTGATTTAAAATCTGACTTATCGTAGTTGCGGTATCCTGCGACGTTACGAATCTTCAACTCGAAGTCCGCACCAGACCAGAAATCGAATGGGTTGACCGGAGTCTCGCCAGGAAATTCTGGTTGCATCATATCCATAATCTTATCAAAGATTTTCTTACCGAACTCGTAAATCATAACCTTACCATTGTTGGCAGGGTTTGCGGGATCGTTAACCACTAGGATGTTAGTAACGTAGTGTAGACGACGCTTCTGACGACGGGCAGTCTCTTTATCTTCTTCGATACCAGAGTTCCATAGACGAGAGTTTAATTCACCTAATGGGTCGTTCTGACCTAGTGTAGTCAATGAACGTTCGATGTACCACTGACCGGTTGGGCCTTTGAAGGCGTGATCCCAATATCGTACCCACGGTAGGTCTTGACCTTCCATTGCGGGTAGAAAACGAATGATAGCGTAACCATTACCTGCTTCATCAACAGTAGGTTTCCACTTGCGGTCGTCTTGGTATTTGTTTGTGTTGCTTGTCTGACCGGATGCTTCGGTAGCAGCGGTAACAAGTTTGGAGATATCCATAGATTTGGATTTTAGATTTGCGAATGACATAATATTTCCTTTAGTATTTACTTAAATATAACAGCGTTTGTATAAACAATGTATGTGATTGCCTCTAGGGCATTGCTATTTATAACACATCTAAAGTGTTAAGTTTGGGTAGAAAGTTTAACTGGCGAGCTTCCGCTTCAAGATTATCGAGGATTGGAACAGTAAGATATTTCTTAATATCCTCCACCTCTAGACCCTGAACTTCACAAAGATGAATTATAGTATCCATATAACTCATACGATGTTTGAATACGAATTCTTCTATATTACGAGAGAAGGTTTTCCTATCCAAGAAGTTGGCAGCGTTCTCCGCCTTTTTACTCATCCAGTACACCAACCGATAAAACATTTTCTACTTTAAAAGAGCGCCATGCTTGTTTATCGATTGCGTACGCCCTAATTACAGACTTGTTAACTGGTTTGACTGGTTGGTCAGTAGTAGTCTCCAAGACTTTAGGTTGCTCGGTAACAGGTAGTAAATTAGCGGCTAAGGTACAAGGCATTACTCGCGTCTCGCCATTAACCTTAGTGAATGTCACCTCTAGAATGTTTTTCTTGAGGGTATCCATAAGTGATTCATATTCAAAGGTTTTAGAAACGGTCATATTCAGCGTCCTCTTCAGTTTCAGCATCAGCATGAACGTACTTGAGGAACTCTTCGTCGCCGTCAAGCATTACGATAACAGTTTCAAGACACTTCAGAACAGTTTCCATGTTACTGATAACTTCTTCATCTTTGGTTTCTTTTTGAGCTTCTTCAGCATAATCCTGTAGAGACTCGATGTAAACGATACGTAAGAACTCACGTGAGATAAGACCTACATCGTTTTTGGGGTATTGACCTAAGTCAATTAAGTTTGGTGATTCTGACATTAATTCCATTCCTCGTTGTTGTTAGCTTTATAAACATCATTAAAATGAGCATTGACATATTTGTCAGTGTCATGCCAAGAAATCTTGGACTTGTAGTCTTGACCGTCTAGCGCCGAGACTTCTTTCGCGAGCAGTAAATTAGATTTACGTACTTTTGATTTCTGCTGAACTCTCATTGCGGAACGACGAATCATCGCATACCGCATAACTTTATCTACAGCCATTATACCTTACTCCTTATCTTGTGTCAAGTAAAACTTACCGGTCTTCTTAGCTTCTTTTTTACGGTCAATATGTACCGCAGCGACATTATAC